AGGCGCAATAAATCTCGCAAAAACTCTTGAAAAGTCGTAAAATAGTATTATTATTCGTAAAGTATTAACCCCATTTAAAAGGAAAAAATCATGGGAATGATGGACTCAATGAAGGGCACAAAAGGCGCAACTGGCGAAAAGTTGCCAAAAGGTGCTACATCTTCTGATATGTCTGGCGAGCGCAAAATGAAGCTTGTTGGTGGCGTTGCTATGGGCAAGATGGATGCAATGGGTTCACGCCCACTATCCCACGCTGGCAACTTTGAAGGCAAGCTTGGCGAGTTGAATGATGGCAATATGGGTGAGCGTGAGTGCTACAGCCATGTTCGCACTCCACACGCACAAGACGAGAAGTAATTAAAACTACAGCCCATAGCTCTCGGTAAAGGGCTACAGGCTGTATAACCACAACAATAGGGTAATATTGAAATGGCTGAAGAAATTGTAATATATAAACCTCTGGCTGATAAGATAATTGTCAGACCAGATGTTCGTGTTTTAAGTTCTGTTATTATCGTAAATAACAAAGAAGCTGAGAACATGGGTACGGTAGTCGCTGTAGGGCCTGGCAAGAAATTGTCATCCGAAAGACGAGAAGCAATGCCCATAGAAGTAGGGGCAAGAATTCGTTTTGGCACTATGAACGATGATCCAAAAGAGGAATATTTAAAATTTACGCCTGTGGTTCACAACGGTGAGAAATGTTTAATAATGAGCTGGCAAGACGTTTGCTGGTCTGAATAGGGGAACAATATGATTAAATGGATTAAAAGCTTATTTGCAAAAGAAACGCCAAAAGCAGAATTGCCTTGGCCTTTTCCTGTTGAAACTGTTGTAAAAAAACCACAAGTAAAAAAAGCAACCACAAGAAAGAAGAAAGAAATGGCTACTAAACCTGGTCTTTATGCCAATATCCACGCTAAACAAGAGCGCATCAAGAAAGAAAAGGCAGAAGGCAAGCCTGTAGAGAAAATGCGTAAGCCAGGCACTAAAGGTGCGCCAACAGCTAAAGCGTTTAAAGAATCTGCAAAAACAGCGAAGAAATAATGGCTACTAAGCACGATAAACCTATTCCGCATAAGACTACAGGTAAGGGTAAAACTTATAACCCTACTGAAAAGGGTGCAGGCATGACTGCTAAAGGTAGAGCAGAATACAACGCTAAGAACGGTAGCAACCTCAAAGCGCCAGCGCCTAATCCAAAGACAAAGAAGGATGAAGGTCGCAAGGCATCATTTTGTGCAAGAATGGAAGGCGTAGTAAAGAAAGCTAAAGGCCCAGCAGAACGAGCCAAAGCATCATTGAAAAACTGGAACTGTTAAGGAATAACTATGCCACTCAAAAAAAGCGCATCACCTAAAGCATTTAAAGAAAACATTAAGACGGAAGTAAAAGCTGGTAAGCCAGTAAAGCAAGCTGTCGCAATCGCCTATGCTGAGAAACGTGCAGCAACTAAGAAAACAACTAAGAAAGGTAGCAAATGATTCAATTTACATTAGATCAAATCAACGAACTATTAGCAGAACTAGGCAAATTGCCTTATATCCATTCTGCTCATCTAATCGCTGGTATCAAACAGATTGCTGAACCACAGTTTGCAGCTAGTGTTGCAGAAAAACAACAGTCTGAAGAAATTAAAGAACCTGATACTTCACTCTCATAGTGTTGTAAAAAAACAACAGAATCAAGAAGATGACAACTGAGTTAGCTAAAAACGAAAAGATTGCTGAAAGCATGAAGGGAAACCAAAATGCTAAGAAAGGCAAGATATTCTATGATGAGCTACATAAGTTCTTTACTCAGAATCCACATAAAAAGCGTGAGATTGTAGAGAATCTTGTTGAGGCTGCTGTAAACAATGAAGCTTGGGCTGTAAAAGAAGTCATTGATCGTATGGATGGCAAGGCAGTCCAAGCAACTACATTTGAAGATGCAGATGGCAATAATCTATTGCAAGCTATTGAAGTCAGGTTTGTAAAGCCAAGTGAGTGAAATATCTCAAGAAATTAGGGAAGCAGTTAGTAGTGTTGATTTTCCAATCAAGCTACAGATGCTTTTCGATCCATGCAGATATAAGGTTCTTTACGGTGGTCGTGGTGGCGCTAAATCTTGGGGCGTTGCTCGTGCTCTGCTGGTTATAGGTGTAAAGAAGCCAACAAGAGTCTTATGTGCTCGTGAGTTTCAGAACTCTATAGGCCAATCAGTTCATAAACTGCTATCAGATCAAATCATTGCTTTAAAACTAGAATCGTTCTATGAAATTACACAGAATTCCATTAGGGGCAAGAATGGAACGGAATTTGCGTTCGTTGGGCTTAAAAACAATGTCACGAACATTAAGTCCTATGAGGGTGTGGATATATGTTGGGTTGAGGAGGCACAGAGTGTATCTAAAACATCGTGGAACATTCTTATACCTACGATCCGTAAAGAAGAATCAGAAATATGGGTCACATTCAATCCAGAGCTGGAGTCAGACGAAACATATCAAAGATTCGTTCTTTCCCCACCTGACAACTGCAAAGTTGCAAAAATCAATTGGTCAGACAATCCCTGGTTTCCTGATACGCTAAGACTTGAGAAAGATGCGCTATTTAGCAGAGATAGAGAAGCTTACAACACCGTTTGGGAAGGCTTATGCCGTCAGACAGTAGATGGCGCTATCTTTGCCAAAGAAATGACAATGGCAGAACTAGATGGAAGGCTAACGAATGTACCTTATGATCCAATTAAACCTGTTCACGCTGTATTTGATTTGGGCTGGGCAGATGCTACTGCTATTTGGTTTGTTCAGTTTATTAGCCAAGAAGTCAGATTAATCCGTTATTACGAGAATACCCAAGAAACGATTGCTCATTACTTAGCGAAAATGCAGTCATTTGGCTATGTTTATGACACGCTTTGGCTGCCGCACGATGCAGGAAATAAGACTTTAGGCTCAAACGGAAAATCTATTGAAGAAATAGTACGGGCGAGTGGCTATAACACGAGAGTGATTGAAAGAACACCTATTGCAGACTCAATCAACGCTGCTCGTATGATGTTCAATAAGTGCTGGTTTGACCGCACAAATACACACGATGGCTTGCAATGCTTACGCCATTATCGTTATGACGTTGATCCTGATACTAAGCAGTTCAGTCAAAAGCCATTACACGATAACTACAGCCACGGTGCAGATGCTTTCAGGTACATTGGGCTTATGGTGAATGAGCCAAGAAAACCAGCAAAACAAAAGGCAACTTATAACTTACCTGCCTCTTGGATGGGTTAAAATGTGTAGTAAAAACACAACAAATGTCTTAAAATCGGGCAAAGATTAAGGAATTCTTATGGCATACGATAGCGTTGCAGACTCACAATCAGACGGCAGAATTGAAGAAGCCAAGCAGTTTTTGCGCTTGTGTAACGATTCAGATAGCAATAATCGTGCAGAAGCACTCGATGACGTGAGATTTGCAGCAGGCGATCAATGGCCAGTAGATGTGCAAAACAGTCGAGTTCTTGAAGCTCGCCCTTGCCTAACGATCAATAAGCTAGATGCTTATGTTCGCCAGGTATGCAATCAGCAAAGACAGCAGCGCCCACGCATTAAAGTGCATGGCATGAACAATGAGTCAGATGCCAAAGTAGCTGAGATCATTACAGGCATTACTCGCCATATTGAAAATCAATCAGATGCTGATCAAGCTTATGACCATGCGTTTGAGTATTGCGTGAAGATGGGCTGGGGCTACTGGCGTGTTACAACAGACTATGTAAGGGATGACAGCTTTGATCAAGAAATCTACATCAGACGTATTGAGAACCCTTTTAGCGTGTATTTTGACCCTAATTCTGTGTTACCTGATGGCTCTGATGCTGAGAAATGCTTGGTTACTACCGTTGTCAGCAAAAACGTGTTCAAAAAGATGTATCCCAACGCTGAATCTGAACAGGGTTTTTCCAGCAGAGGAACAGGCGATACCGAAAGCGAATGGGTTACAAAAGAAGATATACGCATAGCTGAGTATTTCTATACTGTTCGTGAGAAAGCGATGATTATTCAGCTTTCAGACGGCACAACAGGCTATAGCGATGAAATGCCATCTAAAGAAGTATTGGCTGCTGCTGGCATTACTGTAATTGATAAGCGTGATACATGGCGCAAGAAAATCAAATGGTGCAAGCTAACAGCTATGGAAATCCTTGAAGAAGGCGAATGGGCTGGTAAATACATCCCTATCGTGCCTGTTTACGGACAAGAAGTACGAGTAGATGACAAGCATAAGAAGTTTGGCTTAGTTCGCATGGCTAAAGATCCACAGCGTATGTATAACTACTGGTCAACAGCATTGACTGAAACCGTAGCTCTCGCTCCTAAAGCAAAATGGCTCTTGGCAGAAGGTCAAGATGAAGGTCATGAGAACGAATGGGCAATGGCTAACATCAAAGCAATGCCTGTATTGCGCTACAAGCAGACAGACATTGAGGGCAGACCAGCTCCAGCTCCTACTCGCTTACAGCCAGAACCACCACCAGCAGGCGTAATGAGCGCATTGCAAGGCATGAATCAAGACTTACAAGCAGTCGTAGGTATCTTTGATCCTAGCCAGCTTCCTAATGGCAATATGTCAGGCAAAGCATTGCAGGGTCAGCAACAACAAGTGGATATGACCAATTTCCACTATTACGACAATTTAACTCGCTCTATTCGTCATACAGGTCGCATCATTCTTGATTTGATTCCTAAGATTTATGACCGAGAGCGTGTCATGCGTATTATTGGCGATGATGGCAAACCTGAAATGGTTACTATCAATCAGCGTGGCGCAGACGAAAATGGCGTTGAAAAGGTCTTAAATGACGTAACTGTAGGCGAATATGACGTAGTAATGGAAACAGGCCCAGGTTACAACTCTAAGCGCCAAGAAGCAGTAGATTCAATGGTACAGATGCTCTCAGTAGATCCTGCATTGATGCAACAAGCGGGCGATTTGATCTTCCGTAACATGGATTTCCCTGGCGCAGAAGTCATTGCTGATCGTTTGGCTGCTGTCAATCCTATGGCTCAGATTGATGATAAGTCACCAATCCCACCCCAAGTTCAAATGCAGTTAGCTAACGCTAAACAACAAATGCAACAGCTTCAAAAGCAAAATGAACAGTTACAGATGATGATTAAGCAACGTCAAGACATTGAAGGCGTTAAGCAAGATGCTGAAACTAAGCGTGAATTGATGAGAACTACTGCTAAAGCCCACGACACAGAGATGCGTGATGCTACTAAGCAGACAGATACAGTTATCAACAATCAAACTAAGCTTGAAATTGAGCAACTTAAGGCGCAATTGGCTTTGGTATTGGCTCATATCGGCAAAGGCGAAGAAAAGCTTGCTAATGCTGAAGCTGTAGAACGTGCTATTTAATGTTGTAAAAAAGCAACATTAATGATATAAACGAATTTGTATGACCTACCGTTGGGTTCAGCGGGTAAAAATCTTGGAGATTCCATGTCAGAAGCAAATGTAGTAAGAACAGCATCAAACGTAGTAACAAGCGATAATTTAGCTGATTTTCATGCTGAAAAATTAGGTTTAGCTAGTGAAGAAGCTCCTGTTGCGGCTGAAACAGTAGAGGAAACTCCTGATTCAGAGCCAGCAGTCGAAGCCCAAGCTGAGAGTGAACCAACAGCAGAAGAAGAAGCGCAAGCAGCAGACAAGCCTAAACAAAATCCCAAACTTGAAAAACGATTTTCTGAGCTTACAAAACGAGCCAAACAAGCTGAGGCA